ATCGGGTAAGGAGTTCCTGTCCATTTATAAGTAAAAGGTACAATAGGATAATGTTCTATAGGAAGATCTTTTTCATACAATGTTACATCACCAGCTACGCAACATAATTTAATTCCTGTTTTAAAAAATTCTACTGTATCTACAACCATGTTAGCAAATTCTGGCTGATCCATTAATTTTTGATATTCAGATTCTGTAACAACATTGTTTTGTATGATACTTGCAGCTTTTTGAGCTTCAGCCATTAATTGTTGTTGAGCTACCGCTAATTGTTGTGAATCCATTTTTTGTTGCTTTTCTATCTCTATATCCATTCTTTCTTGCAACATTTCTCCTGATTGCACAGCAGCTTGTAATTTTTGTTGCATTTCAATCATAGCAACTTGCATTTCTTTTTGCATTTCTTGTATACGAAGCTGAACAGACTGACTTATACTTTGCATTTGCTGTTCATCAGGTATAACTCTATAAAATATATTATAAAATTTTATTTGTTGTTTTTCATACAACTCAAATAATTCTATTAGTTCATCTATTTTACCGTCATTGTCATAACCTTCTCTAATATCTTTATATTGAAAGTCTGCTGTATCTGTAGCATTTAAAGAAAAACTTTCTTCTTCTCCAAAACGTGAAGATGCTCTTTTTATTTTTGCTTTATGCTGTGGAAATAAATTAATTAATTGATTGCGTGTAAAAACCTTACGGATCATAATATGTGCAGCATCTCTAAACAAAGAATCTCTTGATTTAGGATCTACATATATATCAAATGGTTCTGGTTGTTTTATAACAACTTCACCTAAACCTTGATCAGCGTTAGGATCTACGTCTACCATCAAATATCCTACGCTTTTAGTTATAGAATCATTTATAACATTTGAATATAATGCTTGACCATTAGAATTATTCCAAATATAGTCAGCAATATCAGAAAAAACTGCAGCTACTCCTGAGTCGCTACCATCTACTCCGATTGCTTGCCATCTTGGGTTTGATGCCGTAGCATAAAAATTAAGCATTTCAACAACAGGTATAATCCTATTGATCGTAAACGTGGGCATACCAGTTTCTTGCAACGCTTCTTTTTCATTTGCAGATAGTTGATTATCTAAATAAAAATCGTAACCTTCTTGGTTAACTGTTTCCCATTTTTCACGGAAAGAGTTATCAAGCGCATCATATAGTTGTTTTACTCTGTCTGCTTTTTTATCTGTTCTAGCCATATTACGCTATGATCCAACTTTTGGGCGGTTTTTGTGTGCGATGGAAAGATCCATCTCTTTGGACGTGCAAATTTTGGGGCGGATGTGCATACTTGATACTATACGCAAGTGCATCGATTGTATCATCGTGTGCCATTCTAGGTCCGAATGTAACAATTTCATGTTGTAAATCATAATGACTTTTTTTTATTTTTACAGATCCTATTGTCATACGTTGTGCAAGTATCCCTTGTATTCTATCCAATTTGCTTTGTCTTGTTCCAGGTTTTTCTTCTTTCCATTTTACTGTAAAATCATTTCTACGTCTACATTCTGACATTAAAGACTGAAATATAGGTCTACTCATAGTAGTATCTTCTACAACAAAAAGCTGTGGATGATATTGTTTTGCTATAGAAAACATTTTATCAACTATACCATCTCTACCTTCTCCTGGTATACCTAAAACAGGCAAACCACGTTCTCTTATATAGTCAATAACATATATAGTATTATTTTCATCAACACCAATAGTTAACAAAACTGAATAATCTGAATCTCTACGGGATGAGTCTGTAGCTGGGTCTACTCCACAAAATATATTTACAGGTACTGCTGTATCATCAGTTATTATCATGCCTTGATTTATTTTTTCATCGTATAAATAATGACCTTCCCAAAACTTTATATGGTTTATACTAAAAATAGAATCATCTTTGCTTTGAACTTCCATCATATATTCTTGATAGAACTTTTGTGGTTGTCCTGAATCTTGATAAAACTTCTTTTTTTCTTTTAGTTTAGTTTTTGGAAACCAAGAATCCCATAAAGAATTACCATTTTTATCTATTGCTTTATAGGTTTTTACAGTCCAGGCAAAATCTTCTTTATTGCTACGTGCTTTTTCGTAGTTTGTCAAAAGATTATTAATAAAGGAATCATAATGCACAGGAGTACCATTAATACGCAACCTGCCAGTATGAGGCTCCAAAGCAGGATAAACAACCGCAGTGATAAGGTTACTGTTTTTTGCTCTAGCTTCTGGAGTAATTGTATTATTTTCATCTTCAAAATCGTCCAGTATTACCAAGTCATAGCGTTTGTGGAGCTTTGCACCTCCCCTAATACCTGATATGTTAGATTTGCACAGAAGTTTGTGTCCTGAACTAAGCTCAATATCTTCTTCTGTCCATTTACGACCTTTTAATGCACCAAAATAATATTTTATACGATCATTAAACTCTAAATGGTGTTTGATATAGTCCATATTACCAGTCGCCAACTTAGCGGTGGCGGAAACCCACCCGTAAAATAATGGCTCTTTAGTTGTAAATAAAAAAGACCATAATATATCGCACTTTGTAAGGACTGTTTTCCCATGACCCCTTGGCATGATTACTGCCAATTGTTTTGTATCTTTATCCATTATAGAGTCAGAGATCTCATAATGAAACCAAGGTGTTTCTGAACGTAAAAAATCATCTGGTAAAAATAATTTACCAAATGCAATCATATCTTTTGATGCTTCTAATAAAGCTTCTTCAGCTTTACTAACATTTTGTGTGTTTATATTCAAACAGACTCTAAAAATTCTTTAACATCCGCCCAAACTTTATCGTCTTCTTTTGACTTAGTAGCTTTTACAGCATGATCACCTATCATTAACAATAGACCTTTCATGCCATGTTTTTTTACTAACTTTTGTATTATTCTTCTTAACATTAGTGTCCCTTCCCATTCATGCGACCTTTGATGTATGACAAACCATCAGTCACATCGTTTAGTTCTTTAACTATATCCTCTCTATGTCGTTGACTTGTTTCATCTGATCGATTCCACCTGTCTAACATCTTTAATAAGATTCCTTCTGTATTTGATATTACTTTAGTCATTGCAGCAATATCTTGTCGTATAGAATCTAAATCTTCATTTTGTAATTTTTGGCTTTGTATTAAGTTTATAATCATAAAGCCAAATAATGCAACTATAACTCCTATAGCACCATATTCTGCATAGGTTTCCATCATTTCTTCATACCTTTTATATATAATTGATAAATATTTCTTACACCAGCTAATGTCTTTTCATTAGGATTTTCAGCAAACTTAGTCATTGCTCTTTTTAATCCTTTAGTAGCACCAGGCAATGCACCAGGTACATCAAATGATTTTAATAATTGTGCAAATTCTTTACTTCCTTTAACCATTTTCATACCAGCAAATGGCATCATCATCTCAGCTATGTCTTGATTAGACATTGGACTTTGACGCATTGAACCTTCGGTTCTTGGCTCCGCCAGGTTAACAAGAGGAAGATTTAATCTAGGGGACGGAAGTCCCATTGTATCGACGCGAGTGGCGTCAGATTCCGCCATGAGCGGCGAAAAATTTTTATTTTTTGGACTTTTCATTTATTACCTCACCCTTTATCTGTGGTCTTTTTGCAGACTCTATCATATTATCATCAAACCCCTGAAATACAGCACCAGTAACTTGTGTTACTTTTTGCTTTGGTATTACTTCGGCAGCATCCCATAACATAGACATTGCACGTAAACGATCTCCTGATTTACTTGCATTTTCTACTTCTAGCTTTACACCTTTGATAAGATACTTTAGATCTATACCTTCGGCTTTTAAAACTTCATCTAGTTCTTCTTTTACTGCACTCACAATTCGCTCCTGTTTTACTAGGACGGCTGATTTCATTTT